CGTAATTGGGAGACGATAAAAGATTGCGCCATTTTCCATAAGTGCATGCCATAAGATAGCCCTACCTGTAATACAGCTAATACCAAAGATAATGCAGTCTTCAACTTCTCCGTGATGTTTTTTAAGATCATATAAATACTCCCTTTTTATTTGCGCGTATTGTACAGGAATATTTGCATTTAAGTAAGCCATAAAATAACCTCATTTAATTGTACCCCAATTAGCTCCAGATTCATAGTCTACTTTGTTCTTGACCTCAAGAGGTATAGTTTGTTCCATTGTTTCTTTGATCAACTTTGCTTCGTGGTCCGTGGTTGAAAAACAAAGTTCATCGTGAATTTGTATGTGAGGTATTATACCTTTTTCGTAAAGATCTACCATGGCCTTCTTTGTCATATCTGCAGCGGACCCTTGTATTAATTTATTTAAAGCTTTGTAAGTAAACGCTGGTGTGTAGTGTTTGTCAAAGTGTTCTAGCTTTTCGTCTACTAACTCTTTGTACTTCTCCATTTGCTCTAGTTTATAAGCATCTATGGCTTGTTCTTTAGTATACAAAGGCACCTCATCAAATCTATTTATCTTAGGATTCCATTTTTTGTCGGTGGTTTCCCACTTATTAAACCTGCAGAATCTATCACCTAATGTAAACAACAGTCCTTCTGCTGTTGCAAAATCTGATAAAGCATAAGATAATTGTTTAACAAAAGGTACTTTACCATGGTAAGTTTGAAATAGTTTAGTGGCTTCCATGGGTTCTAAGCTTAATTCTTTTTGTAATTTTATTTTACCCATGCCATAGAACAGACCCAGGTTAATTACTTTAGCTTGTGACCTTGGTATGCTTGCCATGTCTGCAACAATCTGATGAAAGTCTGCATCTTCTTTGTCAAACTCTTCTTGTAAACCATCAGTGCCAGGTAGTCCTAGCTTGATTGCATAGTGTACTACAATACGTGGTTCTTGTTGTGAGTAGTCAAAGCTACCCCATTTAGCACCTTCTTCAGGTATAAATAACTCTCTCATCTTTTTACCAATGTAACCCTTTGATGGAATCTGTTGTAAGTTAGGATTACTCATAGAAAATCTGCCAGTTACCGTTCCGCCACCGTCACCTCTTATCTGATTGATGTCAGCGTGTATTCTGCCATTGTGAACAAAACCTAATAAACCATCTACAAATGTGCTTTTAGCTTTGTCACATTCTCTAGCCTTGGCTACCATTCTTAAAAATCTATTCTCGTGTGTACGCAAATAATCTTTTGGTAGTTGTGGCATCTTAGATTTAGGTGTTGTTTTATATTCTTTAATTTTTTGATGATCTAATAAATTTTTTATAGAAGCTGCTGCCCAGATTTGTATATCTAAACCAGTTTTGTTTTTAATAATATTAATTAAATTATTTTTTCTCTTCTCTAATTTTTCTCCAAACACTTTAGCTTTTGGGGTATCTATCTTAACGCCCTTGAACTTCATGTCAACCAGGCAAGGAAATAATTTTGTTTCTAATTCAAATATATTTCTACAAGTTTTCTTTTCATTATTTTCTGGTTTAGTATATAATACGTCGTCTAATTTTTTATTAAATAACTTCCACAAACGTAAAGTTAAATTCACATCTTGTTTTGCATATTCTTTTACAACAGACGCAGGTAGTTTATGCATGTTAGTCATAGGATCTTTTACAGTCCCACCTGACCACGCTAGTGTTTTTTCTTGTAAGTCGTATTTATATTTTTCATCTTTTAAATAATCTTTTGACAGAGAATCCAATGAGTATTTAAATCTATTCTCATCAACTACAGAGGCTGCAATCATTGTATCAACAACTCTACCTCTCATTTTTTTACCAGTGACAGCTCTTATCCAACACACATCATACATTGCATTGTGAAAGACCTTAGTAATTTTTTCATTCTGAAATATCTTTTCGTTTAAAGACTCCCAGATTTTTAATTTTTTATCTAATGTTAATTCTGTATCTGCATGACTCAATGGAAAGTATGCAATTTCTTTGTCAGTTGCAACTGCAACACCACAAACAAAACCATCACCTCTGATCGCACCCAACCCTTTTGATTTTAAATTAGGATCGTATGTTTCAATATCAACTGCTACTGTATCTATGCCTTCTAAATCTAAGTCTTCTGGTGTGTTACACATTGTAATCCCTCTCAATTATCATTTCTATAAAGTGTATTGCTTTCAATAGATCTTGTTTCTTTCCCTTATCACGATGTCTTATAATATATTTTATAGCACACCCCTCCGGGTATAGCAATTCATTCTCAACTACAAACTTACTTGGTTGAATTTTATATTTTTGGTAGTGACTCCCGCCGTGCTGCTTGTCCCATACTTTACTCATTGTCGTACTCCTAGTGTGTATTGTTTTTGTGATGCGATTGTCCAACAATCAACTCTTCCTCTACTGTAACCCACATACTTTAAACGAAGCTGTGTAAAATAATCTTCTCTTCTTGTTGCAGTCAAATCAACAATAACATTGTCAAACGTCATACCTTTTACTTTGTGTATGTTTCCGTATTGAACTCTGCTTACCTCTTCAACATCAACACCATTTCTAATTAATTGTCTTATGAACTTAACCTGTTCTTCGTTTATTTTGCTTTTTATTCGAGTGTCTAAAAAGTCTGTAAATTCAAGGGTTTTCTCATATAAATAGTTTTTATTTATTAATTCTTGAATCGTATATTCTTTGTCAATCCAATCTTTAAATGTCTCTTTGCCTTTGCTTTTAACGATAGTTTGCATACCCATATACTCCCAGAAATATTTTACTTGTCGTAATGATACAGGTTTACCTTTTACAAAGTCAGGCCAAACTTTATGACAGTCAAATTGTTTTTTAGATACAAACGCTGAATTACCTACAGCACAAAAATTAATTCCGTTTCTCAACAAAAAAGCTCTAGCCCATTTGTGTGAAGGGTTACCTCTGAATGTAAATAAAAAACTTTCCTTTGTATTTTTTATTTTATCTAGCAATACTCTCATGTGTGAGCAGTCTGATATGTAATCAGGTAAATGATAGTGATGACCTATTATATCTTTAGCAGGCTTCCATACTCTGTTGTATTCATATTCTTGCCAGATAGGTGCTATAATTTTTTTACACAATTCGTTTATAGTTTTACCACATCTAAGTCCGTCTTCTAATTGTTCTGCATCTTTAGATATTGTATGAAAGTAATCTGCATCAGCTCCTGCCCATTCAAATATAGTTTGATCTGGATCTCCTACCATAATAAATTCTTCTGCACTGGTTGCAATTTTTTCTAAAGCTTTTCTTTGAGGCACGTTACTATCTTGTGCTTCATCAACTATTAAGACATCTATGTCAGGCACTTTAACATTTGGATTGTTAAACTCTTGTATCATATCTTCATAAGCTCTAACTTGTTCATTCTTTTTATAATCGTTAGCCCATACAATCATTTGATTTATCATTCTTAAATCTTTGTAAGTTTTTAAATCACCTTTTTGTTTTAACATAAGATAGTATTCTTTAGTTGTTAATCCTCTGCCGATTGCACCTTTTACAAATTTATAAAAGTCATGATCTTCTGAAACGTTTTCTTTTACATCATGGTATTTAAATTCTTTGTGCATCCTACATAAATTAATGTGGTCCTCATCTTTGAATAAAGATTTTTTAATTAGTTTACTTTGACAGTACTTGTGAATTGTACATATTCTATTTTCAAAAAAGTTCTCTTCTAATTTCATGTTTTTAATTTCAGGAAGATCTTCTACAGCTTCTCTAATTTCATCAGCAGCTACATTGGTATGTGATAGTAGAATCATTTTTTCTGGTGAATAAGTTTTTAATAAGTCTTTGTATTTACTTTTTAAATATATATGCGTCTTACCTGTCCCTGGAGGACCAACGATAAATTTAAGATTGCTCATGTTCTATTTGTTTTACCTCCGTCACTTCTTCAAACTCACCTTCATGAATTAAATTAGTTTCATCTACGTTATAGTTTTCTATTTTATATGTAGAGCAAGAGTGCTCTTTGTATTTACCTCTGTATTTTTTTGCTTTTAAAACGTTCCTGCATTTTAAAACTAAATCTACCCTAGCCATACTGACTCTTTTCTTTTGTAAATAGTCATCAAACTTATCTAATTTAAATTCTAAACTTTCATTTTTAATATTGTAAAAAGGCATACCAAATAAATGTAATTCTTTTTTGTCTGTAAATGCTTTGTGCTCTGCAATAAAACTATCAAACCAACCAATAAATCGTAAGTCCTCGCTAGATTCTGGATCATAATCTTGTGACTTTCTACGAGTCTCAAACTTAGCTATCATCATTTTTTCAAAGTCCATCTCTTTCATGTATGGTAAAAATACTGCAGCTTGTTTCATCACTTCATTATAAAATATTTTTTTATTCATTAACTGTGGTCCCTCTACAGTTATATCTTTTTCAACTTTCTTGCCTTCTTCTGTTGTGTATATCTTTACAAAATATCTATCACTTCCATACTCTGTTATTTCTCCAACGTGTTCTTGTATTTCTTCTGTCTTGTTTTCAATACCAATCCAACTAAATAATTTTACTACATCTTTTTGTTCTACGTTTAAGACTTCTGCAAGTTTAGGAATCCCATATTGTTTTTCTGCTTTCTTACCTGTCGTTCCTTTTTCATTTCTTTTTTCAGCTTCAGTGTCATTAGCTTCAATTGCAATGTTATGCACAAACTTATCTATCTCATTTGCTGTCCAATCTGTATTCTTAATTAAAGTTCCGGCCACTGCTGTGCAGTAAATATCTCTGGACCCAGCAGAAGGATATATAATTGTAAGTGCAGTAGACAAAGCAATCTTACCTACATCAACTTTTATATTTCCACTATACTCGTGAATGTTAGTATAATCTGCCCACTCAACTACTTCTCCATTGTCATCGTAAGGTGACTCTGGAACTATTGTATATCTTTCTTTACCACTTCTTAACTCACAAAGAGTTGCACCATGTGGAAACTTCTCAAAGTTTTTTTCAAAACTTTTTGGTAATATGTATTGTGTAAATTTGCAGGACCCTGTCCAAAGGTAATGACTGTTTGGATTGTTTCTTCTACCATAAACTGCTCCACAGTCTTTTAAATAATGTGTTATAAATCTTCTGACAACAAAGTTGTCTATGTCCAAATCAATGTGTTGATCTAATCGTAATGCTATCTGTGCTTTTGCGTGATTGTTTTTCCATTCTTCTTTCTTGAGGCTAAAATCATCTTTCTTCCAACTGACCCTGGCCTTTTTTTGATCAGTGGGTATTATCACGTGACCAAGATCAAGCCAATCTTCATAGGTTATAGGTTTTGTATTTATCTTATCATTCATAAATTAAAAGTGGGCGTTTCCACTCTCGCTTCGACGCCCACTACCTAGGATATTATAAATTCAAAGATGTTTTAGTTTGCTCTTGAACTTCAGGTTTAGCTTGTACTTCACCTTTACCTACGCTCACTGCAAAGTTTTTTGCCATGTCATAGATAGCTTTATCTGTAACTGGTCCTACCTTTGCTACATCCCAACCAAACCATGTTCCTTTGTCGTTAGACATCTGAACGGTTGATAGTTTATAAATGTGGCTGTAAGTTGGCGGTGTAAACAAACCATTTTTACCCTGCATTTTGATACCCATCATCATTGAGTTCCATTTTCTACTAACTTTAAGTTGAGTAGACTTCATAGAAATCAAAGCAGTTGATGGTGTGTCACCTACTGTTAATACAAAATGACTAGCAGTATTATCAAGGTAGTTACCATTTGGTAATCTATCTTTGTAATCTTTGCCTCTAGTCGTTTGGCTTACAATATCACTGTCTGCCTCGTGAATTGCAACAGGTGCACCAGTGCTGGTACCTCTGTCTTGCCATTCAATGTACTGTCGTTTGTAGTGACAAGGTATAACCTGTAAAGAATCATACAATTGATTAGTTACAGTGTTTATGATTTTGCCTGGCTCTGCGCCCTCGACGTACTTACCATCTCTTTTGTTTACTTCTGGAGATAGTTGACCCAAAATTTTTAGGAATGGTAACGCAAGATCTGCTTGCGAAATATTCTGGGCTCCTTGTTGTGCATCAGCTTCCATATCAAATGTAGCCAGTGCACCATTCTTTTTTTCTGTTACTTGGTTCATGTTATTTGTTCCTTTTTATTGTTGTCTTATTCTCCGAGAACACCCCGAAGATTTCCGTTGGCATTTCTTTACCTGCCTCAATACGCTCACGGACTAACGCTTTCAGAGTCATAGGCTCCACCTTCAACTTTTGTGTCGGTGAAAGCCCTTGACCCTTCGCAAGTTCAGCATAGTGTGCTGCCTTGTTATCTTCGCCACGACCAAAAGACACCGAGATCTCATTCTTAATAATATCTCCTAGTCCATTGTCACGAAGCCAGTTAAACGCCATCTCTTTATTCGCCTCTGTTATGTGCGCTTTGTATGACGTAGAAACTTTTAGATGTGATCCATCTTCAAGTTTTAATTCAGCTAAACCCATTTCAGACATCATGGTTGGTATGACCTCACCTGATAATCTTTCAATGTCTTTTTTTATATTTTTTAAATTGTCTTCTTGTAGTGCAAGTCTTGCATTTAAAGATTCTAATCTTTCAACTTGATCTGCTAGAGACTGTATGTTGTCAGTCTTTTTCATTGCATCTTGTTGGTCTTCTTCAAAATTAATTGACCCACTACCTGTAAATGTTTTTATTTTTATATTATGTTTTATGCTCATCTATTTCTCCTTTCTCGTATAGACTAATTGAAATAGGATAATATTTTTTTTCTTGTTTATCCCATTTTAATAAATTGTATTTACCATTTGTAATATCAGAAACTATAGAACACGCTACACCTATTAAAGCAGGATCACCTGTTAATAATAAATGATCACCTTCTTTAAAATTTTTTAATCCTTGTCTTAATTTATAAACTAAAGGACCAGGAGAAAAAATCATTTGTGAAAATTCTGGTAACAAAAAAACTAAATCACCATAATCTTTTGCACCTATAATATTTATTTTAGGAGTGCCTGCTTGGCTTCCTGCAATATGCTGTATAACATAAACTGTATTTTCTGCTTTCATGACTTGACATATAATTCATCATACCTTATATGTCAAGGTAGAAAGTTATGAATTACAAATTTAAATTAAAACCTTACAAGCATCAATTGACTGCTTTAGAAAAGTCATGGAACAAAGAAACGTATGCGTACTTTATGGAAATGGGTACGGGTAAAACAAAAGTATTAATCGATAACATGTCAATGTTATATGATAAGGGTAAAGTAAATGGTGCTTTAATTATTGCACCCAAAGGTGTTGTTAAAACTTGGTACGAACAAGAACTACCAACTCACTTACCAAATCATATAGAGAATGTGACCGTATTGTGGCAGTCAAACATTACAAAAAAACAACAAGAAAAATTAGAAACATTGTATGAAATAGGAACAGCACTTCATATTTTAATTATGAATGTAGAAGCTTTATCAACTAAAAAAGGTGTAGATTTTGCAGCTAAATTTTTAAACTCACACAGCACATT